TCAAACCTGCAATTCCCGTACATCTTCCTCGGTGACGTGGCTGTAAATATTGGCGGTGGTGCTGATGTCTGCGTGGCCCATGAGATACTGGGCGGTTTTCAGATCCACGCCCTGACGGCGCAGATTACTGCAGTAAGTGTGCCGGAGATAGTGCGGCGTGATCGCCGGATCAAAGGCGTGCTTGACAACGGCGTTGCGGTACAGCTCGGCACCGGCCGCAATGTCGCAAGCCCGGTAGAAGCTGTGCCACATGCGGCGCATTTTGGTCATGGACAGCATGCGGCCGTTTCCGATATGAAAGAAATACCTCGATTTCATGTCCAACTGTTTTTGAAGTTCGGCAGGGATGGGAACATAGCGTGCTCCGGCTGCGGTTTTCGTAGACTTCAAAGTCGGCTGGTTCGATTTCGTCTTATATTCGACGGACTGCGAGATACACAGCAGGCCATCCTTGACATCGCGGGCACCGATCGGCACGGTTTCGCCGCGGCGCAGGCCGCAGTCAAGCATGAGCAGCACCCACGGTCCGGCATAGTGACGCTTTGCGACTTCGCGCACGATCTGCTCCTCGGCGCGGGTCAGTGCACGGCGGCTTTTTTCATCCTCGCCCACAGTTTCGATACGGCGGAACGGAGAGGAGGCAATCAGGCCGTTGATCTCCGCCTGCTCAAAGATAGCGTGCGTGATGTAATGCAGTTTGGCGGCGGTGCTTGCACCGAGCGGCTTGCCTTTACTGGTCCTTGCGTTGTTCATCATTTCCTGCAGTTGGAACGGCTTCACGTTATCCAACGCCAGAAAACCAATCGCCGGACAGATGCGCAGCCGCAAGTGCTCCTCGTAATTGTTGCGCTGGCTCTCGCCAACGTGCGGCTCCTTGTAGGTGTGATACCACTGCCACGCCCACTGCTCGACAGTAACCTTGCCGGGCGTGCCGCCGCGTGCGACCAGCATTTGCACGGCGCGTACCTTGGCCTCAAATCTTGCCTTGTTGTTGTCTTGGATGTACTTGCGGATCGGTGTGCCATCGTCCTTGTGGCCGATGACAATGGTGCGCGAGTATTTGTATTTGTTAGCCATAAAAACCTCCAAAAACGTACATTTGTTCGATTGCATGATTGAAAATATAGCAGACCCCAAGGGGAGAGGTCTGCTGTTTATTTTTATGCGCACTTTTGGCAGGGCGTGCGGCTGCCGACCTGATCCATCGTGACTGCGCGGGCATTCTTGCCGGCACAGCTTGCGGAACGGTGCCAACGCTTGCCGCTGGGCGTGATGTAAACAGTCTCACTCTGCTGAGCGGCGGCCTGTTCCTGCGCTGCTTGCTGAGTCGCTGCAGCTTCGGCGGATGCCTGTTCTTGCGCAGCCTTTTCAGCGGCAGCCTTTTCAGCTGCCTCCTGCTCGGCTGCTCGATCATGGACAGTAACTTGTCCGGTCTGTTGCACATCACTGTCGGCGGCGCGAACGGTGTAGTCTGCGGTGCCTGCGGCTTTGCCAGTAAGCGTCACCTCTACGCGTGCCGGATCGCTGAGACATTCCGCCGATACGGCAAGCACATCGCTGTCTGAGGTGGTGGCATATACTGCGTCAGCGGTCATCGCAAAGTCGGACGGATCAACGGTATAGGTCAGGGTCTGACTGCTGCCGAGGTCAATCTCGGTAACAGCATCGCTTGTCTGCGTCAGCTGTGTAATGACTGCGGCCTGTGTGCCATCGTTAGCCGTATCGGTCTGCTTGTCTTTATCATCCGTGCCACCGATGCAGCTGCCAAGCGCACCGATAATCAGCAATGCAATAAAAGCATATACGGCACAGCCACAGCAGCCGTTTTTCTTCTTTTCTTCTTGCGGCTGCGCAGGCTGCAGGTCAGGTCTAATGGGTTGCGCGTTATTGGACGAGGAGGAACGGATAGAAGTCTTGCTGCCGCCGATCTTCTCGGTTTTGCTGTACGACAGACCGGTGCCAGGCAGACCGACGGTCGTAGTTTTGCGGCCGCTACTATTGACCGACACGCGGGCACCCTTGACGCCGGCAGAAATGCCGACTGATTTTTTACCAACGTTTACACGCACGCCCGGTGCGATTTTAAACGATTTACGAAATCTGAATCCCATAGCCTAAACCCCTTTATCGAGGTGTTCAATTTGAACACCTTTATTTTTTACTCAAATTTATAGTTTTTGCGCTCTGTGTAGTAGGAGAGCGCCCAACGCATGAAATCCTCGGTCACGTCAAAATACTCGGCCAAGTCCCACACTTCGGTGATGCCGTTTTTGACGGCTTGCTTGAGCTTACCCCAAGGGATAAGCCGATACACCGCCCAGGCATTTGCCTTGTTCTCGTGCTGGGCGCGGACATCAAACGGCGTGTATTTGTTGTAAAAACCACCGTAGACACAGTGGCCGAGTTCGTGCGACAGCTTGACTGCCTCGTCCGCTTCGGAGCGGATCTTGGTCGGGTCCAGAGCGATGGCGCAAGTGCCACCGATTGGAACCGAGAAAGCCTCGGCTGTCTGCATGGGGAAGTAGTCCACGTCAATGTGGTTCCGCCATGCGTATAGATATAAGCTCGTTCTGCGATCCATAAAGTTACCTTTTGTTATATTGCTCACGCTTGAAACGCGCGTAAGCCTTGATGTCCTCTAATGTTGCATCGTCTATATCAGTCGTCCCAAAAAGTGCAAATTTGATGTCATCATCGTAAATTGATGGTCGTTTATTGCTCGATCGTCCCATCAGGTACTCAATCGAAACGCCGAAAAAGTCTGACAGACGGGAGAGCGTGTCAAAATTCGGTTCGCTGTCTCCGGTTTCGTATTTAGCGTATGTGGAGCGATCAGCCCCCAAAAAATCAGCCACATCCTTCTGCGTTAGCTTGCGTGGGTCTGATTTCCGTACAGTTTTGAGGTTGTTCATAATCATCACCTGATTCAATTATATGTGAAAGAAATTCACATTGCAATGATAAGAGAAAAAACTCCACAAAATACTTGACAATGTGGAGATACTCCACTATAATAGAATCATCAAATGTGAAGAATGTTCACAAAAGAGGTGAGAACGTGGAAAAAATTAGAATTTTACGAGAATCAAAAGGCATCACACAGCAGGCAATGGCGGCAGAACTCAATGTCGATCGCAGTACAGTTGCAAAGTGGGAATTAGCAGGAACGTATCCTCGTCCGAAATTCCTGCCGATGATTGCACGCTTGCTCGGCTGCACGATTGATGCGCTGTATGACGAAAAGGAGGTAGTCTAAATGGCATCGAACAAGTACATGACGGTCGATCAGCTTGCCGAGCGCTGGATGTGCTCGCCGTCATACGTTCGCACCTTGCTCCGGAGCGGTCAGTTGTCAGCAGTAAAAATTGCAGGCTGGAAGGTCCGCCAGGATGAAGTCCTGCGTTTTGAAAAAGCAAAGGAGCAGGCCGACACAGAAGCGCTGCGGCAACAGCGTATCGGTTACATTGTGTAATTATTGTAACGCACGGCAAAGGAGGAAACCAGTGTGCGAGAGAACAGAAATATCTATCAATCTGCACGCGAGCTGAAAGGTTTGACGCAGGAAGTTGCCGCCGAGCGACTGGATCTGTCGGTTGAAAGCCTCGGGGCCTACGAGCAAGATCGCCGTCGGCCACCGGACAGCACGGTGCTCCGCATGGCGCAGCTGTACGATTTCCCGTACTTATGCTATCAGCATATCCAGTCGGGTGATTTGGCAGGTGTGATGCCGGAGGTCAACGTAAAATCACTGGAGCACGCGGCAATGCGGATCGTGCGGCTGATCGGTGGTTTTGCACGCAATGGTCAGTTCGATCAGCTGCTGCAAATCTGCGAGGATGGCGTTATCGCCGAGGAAGAACGCCCGGCATTCGACTGCATTACATCCGAACTGGGCGAGATCGTGTCTGCGGCATTGGAGCTGACATACGCATCGAAAGGAGCAGAAAAGTGAAATCCAGACAAAGAAAAAGCGCCTGCACGGCGGCAACCGTAGCAAGCGCAAATGCGAAAACATCTTACGATTATTATACCACGGCAGCAGTTAAGCGTCAAGTACCGGATTTTGAGGTGCTGAACGGCGGCTGTGCGGGCGTGCGCCCGCACATGGTCGGCATCGGCTTTGCGCTGCTGCTGCTCACGGCCGGACTGACGGACAACGGCACGCTGCCGCTGTGGGGTACGGTGCTGGCCGGTATGGTCGGCATGGCTCTGTTGATGGGAGGGGTACGCAATGCATGAAGTAAACGTGCGGCTGCCAATCCCTGACGAGCTGTGGACAGAAATTGCGGAGCTGGCAGAGAAGAAGAGCAGCCGACCGGGAGAACTGGCTGAATTTCTGGTGATGGTCGGTCTGTATCATCATCTGCGCCAGAACATCGACATGTACAAGGCAAGCATTATGCTGAGCGAGAGGCGAAAGGAGGGGAAGGTTGACACATGAATTTCCATTTTGACGGTGCTGTGGCTGAAATGTACGGCGTGGACGGTGCGGTTTTTATATCGCGCCTGCAGTTCTGGATCGAGAAGAATGCCGCCAACGACCGGCACTATCACGAAGGCCGATACTGGACGTACAATAGCCTGCGTGCCATGGAAAAACTGTTCCCGTTTTGGTCACGGCGGCAGATTGAGCGCATTGTCAAAAACCTCAAGGACAAGGGCGTTCTGCTGACCGCGAACTACGCCAGGGACAGCCATGACCGCACCCTGTTTTACGCCCTCGACGAGAGCAAATTACCCATTTCACCGTTTGGTGGTGACGTGTCACCGTTTGGTGACACCACCCCGTCACCGTCCGGTGACAACCTGTCACCAAACGGTGAAATGATTAATGAACAGTTAAAGACACAGATAAAAGAAGAGGAAGATAAGGCAAATAAGCTCGAAATAAGCAATAAGCCTCAGCAGCTTGCAGACCGGTACAACGCCATCTGCACCAGTCTGCCGAAGGTCGTCCGTCTGACGGACAAGCGCCGCCGAGCGGTGCGCCTGATCTACGGCAAGGGCTACACACCGGAGCAGCTCGATGAGGCGTTCCGCAAGGCCCAGAGCAGCAGCTTCTGTACCGGCCAAAACGACCGCAACTGGAAAGCAGACTTTGACTGGATGCTGAACGAGAGCAATCTGGTCAAGGTGCTCGAGGGTAAGTACGATAATCAGGCGGCAGCTAAGCCGCCTGAGAAGGGAGGCGGACGCAAATGGCTGAAATGATGGACCTGTACAACGAGGCCGAGAACAGCGTGCTCGGCACGCTGATCGCGGACGCCGAGGTAAACGCCTCGCTGGTGTTCACACGGGTACGGCCCGAGGATTTCGTCACCGGAATCTCGCGGCAGATTTTTGAGACCTGCCGGGCGATGTACGGCCGCGGCGATGTGATCGACCCGCTGACCGTCAAGGCGGCCTGCGGCTCTGAGTTTGCAACATGGCTCAAGGAGCTGGAGCAGATCACGCCGTCGGCACGGTACTGCGGCGCGTATGTGGACAAGCTGCTCGAGCTGTCCCGTCGGTATCGGCTGCAGAAGCTGTTCCGCGAGGCGCTGGACGGCAACTTCGCGGGTCTGCCGATGGAAGAACTCATCGGCAAGATCGAGTGCATGAACAACGTGGTCGCGGATGACAACGACCAGCGCAGCAGCACGATGACCGACCTGCTCGCGGATTTTTACACCCGCATGGGGCAGGAGCGGCAGTATCTCGATTGGGGCTTTGACGAGCTGAACCGCTATGTCAAGGTCAACCCCAAGCACTATGTCGTGGTTGGCGCTCGACCGAGTGCAGGCAAGACCGCATTTGCCCTGCAGGTGGCGTTACATATGGCCGAGAAGCATAACGTCACGTTTTTCTCACTCGAAACCGACAGCGAGACGGTCGAGGACCGCATCATGGCGGCGCAGGCCGGTGTTGACCTGGCGCACATCCAGTCCGGCAATCTGGAGGAGGCCGAAACAGTCACACTGGTCGAGGCCAAGCGCAAACTGGCCGACCGGAATTTCCACTTTTACGAGGCAACCGGCGTTACGGTCGATGAGATTCGCGCCGTGACCTGCCGAAACAAGTCGGACATCATCGTGGTGGACTATCTGCAGCTTGTCCGGTCGAGCGATCCCAAGCACATCGGCAAGGAGTACGAGACCATCACCGAGGTTACGACCGCATTGCAGCGGCTCGCCAAAAGCGGCGTGTGCGTGATTGCGCTCAGCCAGCTCAGCCGAGGCGGCGAGGGCATGGCAGCCTTGCGTGGCTCCGGCCAGATCGAGCAGGACGCCGATGTGGTTATGCTGCTCGACTACCCGTCCGAAAAGGATGTGGAGAGCGACGAGGAGGCCGCTGATCTGGAAGCAGGCCGCCTGCGCGTGATCGAGATTGTCAAAAACAAGGGCGGCCGCCGAGGGTCTATCCCGTTCTGGTTCTGCGGCTCGCAGCAGCGGTTCCTCGCCCAGTGGCAAGGATTTTACCAGTCCAAATTACGCATGATGGAGGATGATGCAACAGCATGAGATTAAGCAAAGCAATCCCGCGCCTGCGGTTTGAGCGCCGCCGGTTGTACGCGCAGAGTAAGGTCTGTCCGCCGGAAATGCGGCGGGAATACCGAGAGAGAGCCGAGGCAATCGGCGCGGTGCTTGGATATATCAAACGGAACCGGAAGGAGAAACAGCATGATTGAGATTAAAATTGACGGGACAACGGTTGAAATTATGGCAAATCCTCGTGATGATGACGATTTGCTTTGTGATTCCGCGCGAGTGCTGTGTGCCTTGCAGTATGTTGCGCGTAAATACATCATCCGCGAGATTGCAGACAGCATGATCAAGCAACTGTGCGAGATGCTGATGAATGGCGATTTTGATAGCGCCGAGTTTAAGCCACACGAGGTGCAACATGGCAGCTGAGACACGCCGCGTCATTTGGCGGCATCCGCGCGGCATCTACGAAACGGTTGAGGTATCCGGCACCGGCGTATTCGGCGTGCCGTATAGCTATCGTGAAACCGTCTACACAGCGAACCGCGACACACGCGGCGTGGCCCACAAGGAAATCCAGCCTGCACCGCCGAACGGCGGCAGACCGGCCGGAGGTCCGCGCACAAAGAAAAACCACTAAAACAAGAAAAAGGAGCGAAAACATCTTGAAAACGATTAGCATAGTGAATTTGAAGGGCGGCGTCGGCAAGACCGTCACCGCCGTAAACCTTGCAGGCATTTTGGCTGCCGACTATGGCAAGCGCGTCCTGTTGGTAGACAGCGACCCGCAGGGTGACGCCAGCCAGTACATCGGCGTAGTACCTGACGCCTGCAGCACGGCCGACCTGTTCGACGGCGGCACGGCCTACTACGAGGACGTCATCCAGCACACCATTTACCGTGATCTTGACATCGTCCCGTCCGACATGCAGCTCGCCTCGGTTGATCTGGACGCCGACATTGACCGCAAGCAGGCGGTTCGCGTGTACGCCGATCTGCGTGACGCACTGGTCGAGGATGATGCGTACGACGTGATGATCTTCGATTGTCCGCCGTCATTCAGCTTGCCGTGCATCTCGGCGATTGCTGCCAGTGATATGGTCTTCGTGCCGATCAAGCCGGGCGCGTTTGAGATGGCCGGCATGCGGCTGCTTGCCGATCAGATTGCCAGTGTGCAGAGCACCGGCCTTGCCAAGCGCAGTGTTCGCGGTCTGCTGACCATCTGGCACAACGCTGACGCAACGCGCCAGAGCGAGGACTGGCTGCGAGAGCACAGCCCGATTCAGCTGTTTACGCAAAAGATCAGACGCACCGACAAGGTGACCGAGAGCACCTACGCCGCACAGCCGGTCACGCGCTGGTCTCCGACCTCGGCGGCCGCCCGTGATTACCGGGCGTGGGTTGAAGAACTCATGGAGGTGCTTTGAGATGGCAAAGAAATTTAATCTTGCGGAGCTGATGGGCGAGGCGGTGTCCAAATCGGACACCGGAGAAATGCGGGTGGAGCAGATTCCACTCGCCGAAATCGAGGAAAACGAGAACAACAGCTACGCGCAGACCGGCATTGACGAGCTGGCGGAATCCATCAAGGTCATCGGCTTGCAGCAGCCGCTTGTAGTGCGCCGCAAGACCGAGGGCGGGTACTTACTCCTCGCAGGGCATCGCCGCCGGAACGCACTGGCGCTGCTCGACCGCAAGACCGCGCCCTGTATTGTGCTCGATGCCGACCTTGACCCGTCCATCCAGACGCTGATCCTGCACTGGACCAACACCATGGCGCGCGGCGGCGGCGGTCTGACCGCTGAGTACACCGGTCAGGCGGCAAAGGAGATTGAGGCCGCGCTCAAGGACCTGCAGGCCCGCGGCGTGGTCGAGCTGCCGGGCAAGCTGCGCAGCTACGTTGCCGAGGTGCTCAAAACGTCCGAGAGTCAGATCGCCAGGGCAAAGGCTATCAACAACGGGCTGACCAAGGCGTGGCAAGGCGATTTTAAGTGCCATCGTATCAACGACAGCGCCGCCTATGAGCTGAGCCAGTGCGATGCGGATCTGCAAAGGGAACTGCACGGCGCGTACAAAGACCGCTATTGGAGTCTGGACAGCAAAAAGATTAAAGCGCACCGCAAGGCGGCGGAATTTGACTTTACACCGCTGACCTGCCCGGAAGCATCGCCCGGCATAGAGCCTTGCACCGGAGCGGACAAGCGTGCCGCATGGGTCAAAGGCGGGCGCTGCGAGGGCTGCTGCCATGAGTGTTCGCTTGCCGCCAACTGTAACCGCGTGTGCGGCAAGGTCAAGCAGCGCATTGAGCGGGAGAAAAACAAGGTCAAGGACAACGAGGAACGGGAACGCAGACTGGCAGAGTTCAACGCTTCGCCGCTGGCAGAAGCTCGGCGCAATATCCGCTTTGCGCTGGCCTGCAAGGATATTCGGTGCGCTGATGATTTTGAGGATAAGCGCTTCCGGTGGAATATGAGTTGGCTGTGGGCTTCGCAGCCGTTCGGCTGTGTGCCTGACCTTGCGGAGCTGTTTGAGATGGCAGCATCGGTCGGTATTGACCCATTTGAGATGATTGCCGACCATCCGGCGTGCAGCATCTGGCACAAGTACACCGAGGAGCGGCCGCCGGAGGGCGCTCGGGTACTGTGCAAGCTGTGCGGCTGCACTAATCGCTATGGCGAATATGTTTACCGCGGCGGCAAGTGGTTCTTCCCGGATATCGACGATGAACAGTGCGAGGCAAACATCCTCGTCAGCGCGTGGACGGAGGTGATTCCGGAATGAGATGTGACCTTTGCCCATTATCCAGTCCGGAGGACGTCTGCCCGGAAGCGGAAGGCGCACACGGCATGGAGCACAAGGACGGCACGCTCGGCTGCAAGCACCCGCGAAGCTGGGTGGAAAAGCGGAACGCGGAGCACGGCGAGTATCTCGGTGCCATGGGACTTGACATGGGGATCGAGATGGACTTGACGCCGGAAGAACTGGAACGTGCGCTTGAGATCTGTCAGCACATGGTCGGTCTGGACTATAAGCGACCGTATCACCGACACGGAAAAGCGTTTTACCGCGCGTATCGGAATTACTACGGTGATGTGCCGGAGGGCAATCGGATTTTGGACAAAATGCCGCAGGAGCTGTTCCGCGTCCATCACAATGAGCGCGGCACGACCTACTACCTGACGCAGACCGGTCTGGATTGGCTTGGGCGGCAGCTGCATGTGAAAATTATACGGAGGTAATGAGCATGAAACTGGTTGACGCAGAGGAGATTATTCGCAAACAGCGGGAAAGCGAGAAGATGTAAAACATGAGTAAGTACAAGCCCGGTGAAATTGTCACCATTAGGGGAACGGAATTTGTGGTGCTGGATGTGGAAGAAGGCACGGCGAAGGGCGGCAAAGACAAGTTGTTTGTGCTGCTGAAAGAACCGGTAGGAATCACGATGTTCAGCAGCGACGGCAACGACTATACCAAAAGCAAGTTGCGTGAAGCGGTGGGACACTGGTTCGGAGAATTTGCATCTGATCTCAACAAGGAACTGATTTTTTCGAGAGAAATCAGCCTGCTGACGATGGACGGGCGCAAGAATTACGGCAATATGCGCTTTCTGGCAGCACCGTTGACTTTCGATGAATGGCGTAAGTATTCCCGCTATATTCCAGATTGCGAAAGAGAGTATTGGCTGGCAACCGGTGATAGCGCACCGGGTCGCGACGGCGCGACTTGCGCGCTGTTCGTGTACTTCAATGGCGGTTGGAACTACAGCGACTGTTCGGAATCGTATGCGGTGCGTTCGGCGATGTGGGTATCCGCAGAACTGTTAGACGAGCCGAAAGACGAAAAGCCGGATTTGAGCGAGTACAGCACGATGACGCTGATTCAGGAACTTGCGGAAAGGGCGATGAGGGATGAGTGAATATATTAAGCGCGAAGCGGCTGACAAGCTGCAAGCCATTTAGGATTTTATAAATCGACGGGAATGAATATTTCTTAGACTTGACAAATCAAAAATCTGCGGATATTCTATAAAACTACGCGGACGGGGACAGCCTCGTCCGCTGTGGTGTTCAATTTGGACACCGTTGGAGGGAAAATGAAGAGGAGAAAGACAATCCGAGCCGGACGGCTTGTGTGGGACATTACCTACACGGTGCCGCGGCCGAACGCCAGCAAGCAGGAGCGCAAGCGCATCCGCGAGGTGACGGAGGAGCAGGTGGCGAGAACCAACGCGAACACCGCGCAAAGAAAATTGGAAATGCTGATGGCGACCAACTTTGACGAGGGCGATTTAGTGCTGACAGTCACCTATCGAGATGCGGACCTGCCGGACAGCGCCGACGTGACACGCAAACACCTCGGCAAAGTGTTCTCGCAGATGCGGGCCTACCGCAAAGCGCGAGGCCTTCCAGATCTGAAATACATTTATGTGCTCGAGGGCAGGCACGGTGATCACCGACCTCACGCGCATATTATTATCAATGCCGCAGGCGGTGACTTGGAGCTGATGCGGTCGCTCTGGATTTGGGGCGATGATATACAGCTCAACTACATCCGCGAGCGCGGGTACGACGGATGGGCCGGTTACTTAACCAAAGAGCGGAGAGAAGCGTCGCTCAACGGCAAGAAACAGTTTGTCGGATCGCGCAACCTTGACCGACCGGTCACAACCTATGCATGGGTGGATGACGGCACGACCGTTGATGCACCGCCCGGAGCACAGGTGCTCGATGAGGGCGGCGGCAGAAATGAGATTGCATCCTGCCGGTTTGTTAAATATTTAATGCCGAAAAATACCTATTATAATACACACGCAACGCGCACACGCACGCGCGTTGTTGCTGGCTTGGAATGCTCTATAACATATGACACGGTTGTGGAGAAACGAAAGCGAACGGGTAGACATAGGAGGACGAAAGGTGTATAATCAAGACAAAAGAATAAAACTTGTGTGCCCGCGATGCAAGCGGCCGACCAACGTGGTCGCAATCAAGGGACGCACAGTGTTGCGGGATTTCCCGTTGTTTTGTAAGTTTTGCAAATGTGAGACCGTCATTGAGTTTGACGGGGAGCGCCAGCGCCTGAGAGCCAGAGCCGAATAACTGCACCGAATGGTGTGGCTATTTGGCTCTTATTTTTTGCCAGGAAGGCGGTGAGTGGCGTGCAAACAGTGCGCGAGATGATACCTGAGTACAAGCGCAACCTCGACCGGCTGCGTCAGCGGCGGCTTGATCTGCTGCGGGAGCGTGAGCTTGAACCGAGCTTTGAGAAGCGCTACAAGCTGACAGTGCGCATCTGTCGGCTCAAGAGCATCATCACGTCTACCGAGTCTGCCCTGCACGACATGCTCGAGTATGACAAGTAAGCCGCTGAGGCCGTGCCTGCATCCCGGCTGCCGGGAGCTGGTGCGGTGCGGGTACTGTGACAAGCACAGACCCAAGGACAGCGCACGGCGCAGCACAGAGAGCCGCCGGTGGCGTGGCTGGTACAGCCTGCCGATCTGGACGGACAACCTGCGGCCGGCACAGCTGCTGCGTGAGCCGTGGTGCCGCGAGTGCGCACGGCAAGGCCGCCGAGTCCGAGCGACAGACGTTGACCACATCGAGCCGCACAACGGAGACTGGCAGCGCTTTACCGACCCAAGCAACCTGCAAAGCCTGTGCCACGGTTGCCACAGCGCAAAGACCATGGCCGAAAGCAGGGCTAAAGGCAAGACGAAACGGCGCTGACCGGCGGAACGCTTGGACGGGCGCAGGCAGGTGGGTGTGCGCGAACTTGGCGAGAAATCTCAAGATTTCTCGGGGTCCCCCCCACCCTTGGAAAGTTTTGCGGCGGGGCGCTCTTGACCGCAGCCCCCCATTCGTGCGAGATTTTTTCCCAATGGAGCGGGAATTTTGGAGGTTTTGAAAATGGCGAACAAGAAAAGCGTCGGTCCGGCAGGGCCGGGCGAGGTAAAAGCGGCGTGGTTTATGCCGGAGCAGCTGGCGAGGGTGCCGATCGGCGAGCTGGTGCCGTATGCCCGCAATGCGCGGACGCATAGCGAGAGCCAGATCGCCCAGATCAGAGCGAGCCTGCGGGAGTTTGGTTTTGTCAATCCGGTGCTGATTGACAGCGACCGGAATATCATCGCCGGGCATGGGCGTGTGCTGGCGGCGCAGGCCGAGGGCATGACCGAGGTGCCGTGCGTACTCGTTGAGCATCTGACGGACGCACAGCGGCGTGCATACATCTTGGCAGACAACCGCCTTGCGGAGCAGTCCGGCTGGGACACCGAGATGCTGGCGCTCGAGTTGGGCGAGATGCAGTCCGCGGGCATGGATCTGACAATCACCGGATTCACGGCAGCGGACATGGAAATAGAGGACCCGAACGAAGAACCGCCTGCCGCCGAAGATGACGGCGATAGCGGCGAACCGGATTCCGACACGCCCAGTCGCGCCCAGGACGGCGATGTGTGGAAACTCGGTGACCACGTTCTTTTGTGCGGAAATTGTACCGAAAAAGCGTATTTAGACAAAATTTTCGGGGGGGGGGGTAACACAAAAAGTTGATTTACTACTTACTGACCCGCCGTATGGCGTTGATTACGTCGGCAAGACCGGCGACGCAATGACCATCGAGAATGATGGCGCTGACCGTGACGCGCTGATGGAACTGCTGACCGGCTCGTTTGCTGCTGTCAGCGAGTGGCTGCGAGATGGCGCAGCGTATTACATCTGGTGTGCGAGCAAAACGTGGGATGTGTTCGCTCGGGCGGTGGAACAGCTTGGATGGCCGGTGCGCGAGCAGCTGATCTGGAACAAGGATTGCTTCGTGATGGGCCGACAGGATTACCAGTGGAAGCACGAGCCGTGTCTGTACGGTTGGAAACCGGGAGCCGCGCACAAGTGGTGCAGCGACCGCAGCCAAACTACCGTGATCGACTGTCCGCGTCCGAAGGCGAACCGCGACCACCCGACCATGAAGCCGATTCCGCTGTTTGACTACCTGATTCGCAACAGTACGGACGTTGGTGACACGGTGTATGACCCGTTCTGCGGCAGTGGTACGACGCTGCTGGCCTGCGAACAGGCAAACCGTAAATGCGTGGCGGTGGAGTTGTCACCGCGGTATTGCGATGTAATTTTACGCCGATGGGAGGCGCTGACCGGCCGGAAGGCCGAGCGGCTTCAGAATTTGAGAGAGTGAGGTGAGAGATATGCCAGCCAGCAAGCCGATTCCGCGGGAGGCGGACGGTACGGTGGACATCAAGCAGGCGCGAAAGCGCATGGCAGGACACCGTACAAACGCCGAGATCGAGGCAAAAGCCAAAAGCGAGGTGCGGGGCAAGGAGCCGAAACGCATCACGGTGCCCAAGTATCTGCCGCAGGTGATGGAGGCAGAATACCGGCTGACCGCGAAAAAGCTGGTGGCGCTGCATATCTTTTCCGACCTTGACTATGACATGCTGGCGCGGTATTTTATCGCTCGCGCCGCATGGCAGAACGCCCAGAACTGGGCGAACCGTGCGATCATGCAGGGCGACGCCAAGGAGGCGGGCAGCTGGACCAAGACGGCGAACGTTTACTTTGGTCAGTGCCAGAGCTGTGCGTCGGCGCTCGGTCTGAGCGTGTCGGCGCGGTGCCGCCTCGTGATGCCGGAGCCGCCCAAGGATGAGGCCGACGAGGACCCGCTCAGCAAAATGCTGCGCGAGCGGGCAGAGCGCCGGAAGGCGTGAGACATACGTCCGAGGTTGTGACGGGCAGTGTAATGCCTGCTCGAGCTTCGACCTTTGGCGGTAGGTGAGTTTTGTGATATTTCCTCGCCTGTCCGTCAGAGCCTCGGACAGCTTCCTGCGCTGCGGCGGACGGTGGTCAGCCATTACGCCGTCCCCCACATCAAAGTGGCAAGGATACAAGCGGGTGCACCCGGAATGCAGACGAGTGGGTGCGTCCGCCGGAGCGCAGGAGGAGCAAACAATGCAAGATCGAACAATCTGTCCGGCTATGTGCCCGATGCTCAACGTCCAGGGCTTTTGCGAGAGCGCATGGAGACGGGCAGGCCAGGTGCGGGAGTGCCCGCATAAGAAAATGCGCAAAGCGGTGTCCAGTTTGAACACCGAAAATAGGAGGAAAACAAAATGAAGAAAACCACTTTAATCGTGCTGGCTATCGTGGCTGCGCTGGTACTTATGATCGCCGCTGCGTTCGTGTCGGTCAATAACCGCGCGGTATCGGCGGAGGAACAGGTCAGCTCGGCAGCAGCTGACGTGCAGGTAGCAGAGAAACGCCGTGTTGATCTCGTTTACAATCTGGTGGACGCAGTAAAGTCCTATCAGACCTATGAGAGCGACACGCTGACGAAGATTACGCAGGCTCGCACTGCTGCTGCATCGGGCAAGGTAGAAGAAGCACAGGTTACGTTAAATGCTGTTGCGGAGCAGTACCCGGAACTCAAGGCAAACGAAAATTACAAGCAACTCATGACCGAACTTGCGCTGACCGAGAACCAGATCGCGCAGTACCGCAACAACTACAATCAGCAGGTACGGGCATACAACAAGCTGGTACGGTCTTTCCCGACCGGTTTTCTGCTGAGGGTAATGAACTATCAGACAATCGACACGACCTACACGGACTACGATGCACCGGAAGATGCTCCGCAGAACCTGTTCGGTGGCGGCGATGGAGATTAAGCCTCGTGAGATTGCGTTCAGCGTTGCAATCGTGTTTGTTATGGTGGCACTGGGATTTCTGCTCGGTAGCAAAATCAGTGACCATATCGCTGAGACAAACGAGGAATTTACCACGGCAACGCAGATTACAGACGATCAGCAGTTTCAATATGCGCTGGATACCGACTTCGGGAATGTCATCGCTTACGGCAATCTGGTTGCCGAACAACCCGTTTCGGCTGATGATTTAGATGGCGAATATGCGCAGCTGACCAAAATCACGGAGCAATATACCATGCACACGCGCGTTGTAACCTCTACGGACGGAAAGGGGCACACATACACTCGCACCGAGGTGTATTGGACGTGGGACGAGGTTGACCGGAAGGAAGAAAGCACAGAAACGTTTACATTCATGGGCGTATCGTTCCCGGCGGATAAGTTTTCCGTTACAGCGCACCAACAGGGCGATACAATCTATGACAGTAAACTTGTGCGGCATTATTACGAAGTTGTGGATGCAAATATAGTTGGCAGTATATGCACGCAAATCAAAGACCATACGATCGCAGACAGCAACCGGTTTTATGCCGATGCGGAACCTCAGGCAGTTATAGACCTTGCTGTAAGACAAGGTAATATTGCCATCTTTTTGTTCTGGGTATTATGGATTGTGCTGACCGGTGGTGCAGTATATGGTTTCTGTTTGTTGGAAAACCGGTGGCTGGATTGAAAATGCGGTGTCCAGTTTGAACACCGCAGACAAAAAAGTAAAATCCGGTGCTGTGACGGGCGACCCACCCAAAACACCTTACCTAATTCTTTTGGCGGCGGCGAGGTTTTGTCCTCTTGTACCTCGTCCGTCCGTCAGAGCATCGGATGGTGCAAATTATGGAGGTTTTGACGATGTATGACCGCGAGGAGTATGAGTGGTATAAGACGCACGGCATCTGCGTCCGCTGCCGCAAGGCTAAAGCACGCCGAGGCCGCACGACCTGCGCCGCGTGTGCGGCTCAAAACACAGAGCGCACCTTGCGGTATTTTAACGAGCTGACCGCCGAGAAGCGCAAGGAATACTCTCAGCGAGCCACCGAGAAACAGCGTGAGCGGCGTGACGCTCGCTACGCTGCCGGTCTGTGCGTTATCTGTGGCAAGCGACCGCCGAGAGACAACCGCCGGACCTGTGCGCTGTGCAGCAGCAAGCGCACAGGCGCACAGCAGAAACAGGCGGAAAAGTGACAACAGCACTCCGGTGCTGTGACGGGCGGCAGCAGCTGCCCGAGAAACAACCTCCAAAAACAATTTTGCGCAGGGCACGGCGGCAACGGAACGCCGCCGCGTCCGTCAGAGCACCGGAAACCAATTTAACAGAGCCGACGCGGGAAAGCGGTAGAGAGCCAGAGCCTGAGAGCCAGAGCCAACGAGCAATTTGTCTCGTCGGCTCTTAATTTTTGCTCGGAAAGGGGTGAGAGAGATGGCAAAGAAAGAAAAACGCATCGACTACATCAGCAAAGCGGAGGATATCCGGCTGATTGCGAGCGGCGTAAACGCGGAGCACCGCACCATGACATGGCGAGAGGCGACCGAGTATTGGGAGCGCGACAACGGCACCGACGATTACGGCCGTGCGGCGCTGATGGCGTATCTCGGCATTGCAACGGCAGGCGAGTGTGCCCTGCTGGACGATCTGGTTGACGCGCCGGAGGATGACGAACCGGCAGAGGAGGAAAGTGAATGATGAAGAAAATCGTAGTCGCGCTGCTGTCTGATGCTCTGCTGTTGGGCGGCGCGGTTGTTATTATGGTTGGACTCTACACGATTTGGCCGCCGCTGGCCGCAATCGCGGGCGGTGTGCTCGCTATCTTGCTGTCGATTTTGATGGTCGTGTAAGGCGGTGCAGCAATGATCGCAGACAAGATTATGAGCCGCATCCGCGGACAGACCCGGCTGACACTGGACGACCCGACCGGCTGGAGCACGGGCGGCGCGGCGATCTTTGGCGGAAAAGAGCTGCAGGCCATGAAACTGCCTGCCGTCAATGCCTGCATCGAGATCATCTCGGACAGTGTGGCGAAAATGCCGATCTACCTGATGGACGGCGAGACCCGCGAGCGGGTGCCCGACCATCCGGCGGTGCGGCTGCTGACCGGCAGACCGACAGAGGCCCTGACCGCCTTTGACTATCACAAGCTGATGGAGAGCCGCCGCATTGCGTACGGCAACGCTTACGCGCTCATCCTGCGCGACAAGTGGGGACAGCCGGTGGAGCTGCTGCCGATCGCGCCGGGCTACATGCTGCCAATCCTCGACACCAACGCAAAGCTGTGGTATGTCGGCATCAATCCCAAGACGCACGAGTACCGCAAGTTCTGGCCGACCGATGTGCTGCATTACAAGGCATTCAGCACAGACGGCCTTGAGGGCATCAGCTATCTGCGCCGCGGTGCCGAGACCATTGAGGCGGCCCTGCAGGCACAGCGATACGAGAGCAATTACTACCGCAACGGCGGTCAGGTAAGCGGCATTCTGACCACCGACACCGACCTCTCGCCAAGGCCGACCACCATCGGCGGTGAGAAAGTGGACATCAAGAGCAAAATCCGTGCCGAGTGGGAAAGCATCCACTCCGGAGCGGACAACGCTTACCGCATTGCGGTACTCGATAACGGCCTCAAGTATACGCCGCTGACCGCCACCAACCGTGACGCGCAGTTTATCGAGAGCAAGGCCGCCAGTGTCGAGGACATTGCCCGGCTGTTTAATATCCCGTTTTACAAACTGGGCGCGGGCAAGGAGAGCTACGCCGCCAACACGCAGGCGGCGATCGAGTACATCCAGCGCACGCTGTCGCCAATCGTCAGTGAGCACGAGCAGGAGGACACGCACAAGCTGCTGCTTGAGAGCGAGTGCAGCCGCGGTCTGCAGCTGCGCCGCAACATGATGGGCGAGCTGCGCGGAGACTGGACGGCTCGGGCCGCATGGTACAAGTCCATGCGCGAGATCGGCGCGTACAGCGTGGACGATATCCGCGCACTCGAGGACCTGCCGGACGTGCCCGGCGGCGATGACCGTCTGGCAAGCCTTAACTACGTTCCGCTGGAGGACTGGCGGGACCTGAGCCGCCGCCGCAACGGAGCGGACGGCGAGGAACAGAAAGGAGTGACCCCATAATGGCAATTACAATGCCTAAAATCGACATTACGTTTGAGCAGCGTGCTGTGAGCCTAATCGGCCGCAGTGAGCGCGGTGTCGCAATCCTGATCGTGAGAGACGACACCAACAAGACATTTACGCATAAGCAGTACAGCGACCTGTCCGCCGCACAGGCAGACGAGAGCCTGTATACCGCAGACAACTACGCTGCTATCTGCGACATGCTGGGCTTTGCACCGTATCAGGCGCATGTGTTCCGCTGTGACGCGGACGGCGCTCTGGCAGATACGCTCGCCGAGATCGGCAAGCGCGTCAAGACCGGCTGGCTGACCATTGCCGGCCAGAATGCCGCTGACGGTCTGGCGCTGTCTGCGTGGGTCAAGACGCAGGCGGGCACCAAGCACAAGACCTATAAGGCGGTCTGCTACAACCTGACCACCGCACCGGATGATATGCACGTTGTCAATTTTGTCAACGAGTCGGTTACCTACACGGATGACCGCGGCAAGAAAGACGGCGTGACCTATCTGCCGAGCCTGCTCGGTATCTTCGCGGTGTGCAACGTCACCCGCGGCTGCACCAACTACCTGTGCAGCAACCTCAGCGAGGTGCAGGAGGTCGCTGACAACGACGCGGCGCTCGGCAGCGGCAAGTTTATCCTTGTCAACGATGAGGACGGCAATGTGCGCGTGGCGCAGGGTATTAACTCGATGACCACGACCGACGGCAAGACCAAAACCGAGGACATGCAGTTTATCGAGACGGTCGAGGCGATGGACATGATGCGCGACGACATTACGTCCGTATTCCGTGAGACCTACCTCGGCAATTACAGAAACTCGCGTGACAACCAGATGATGCTGGTGGCCTCGCTCAACATGAGCTATTTCCGCCAGTTAATGCAGCAGAGCATCCTTGACCCGGACTACGCCAATGCGGCAAGCATTGACGTGGACGCGCAGCGTGCCGCGTGGGTGGCATCCGGCAAGAGCGAGGCTGCGGACTGGGACGATGATACCGTCAAGGCCAACCCGTTCAAGCGCACTGTCTATCTGACGGCCAACGTCAAGATTCTCGGCTCGATGACAGATCTCATTTTCCCGATCACGATGGCGTGACCGGATAACCTACAACAACAATTAAGGAGGCAAGACCTATGAAGAAGAAACTGCTTGACCTGCTCGCTAAGAAGCGCGGCATTGTAGACCGCATGAGACAGGCGGACGCAGCAGGCGACCAGACCGCATTTGACGCGGCTCTGGCAGAGAACACCGCCGTTGACGCGGAGATTGCCCGCGTAAAGGCAATCATGGAAGCCGAGGAGAATGTACCGGCAGAGCCGGAAGGCGTACCGACCAGCGGCACCGATCCTCCGGCGGCAGAGCCGGTCAACAGCCGCGAGTGCGTGCATGCCTTTGCGGAGTGCATCCGCGCCCAGGCACGCGGCCAGCGTGCAGCCTTTGAGACCAACGCAGACGTTCTGCGCCGTGCCATGGCAGCCGAAAACGCCGGTGCCATGACCGAGGGTGTAGAGGCAGACGGCGGCCTGCTGGTGCCGCAGGACATCCAGACCCGTATTAACGAGCTGCGCCGCTCTCTGGTGCCGCTGTCCGACCTGTTTGCGGTCGAGAATGTATCGTTCCTGTCCGGCTCGCGTGTGGTAGATACCGCGCCGAACAAGGGCTTTACCAAGATTGACGAGATGGATGAGATTCCGCAGGATGACAAGCCGGCGTTCCGCAAGATCGCCTACAAGGTCGAGGACTACGCGCTGATCCTGCCGGTCTCCAACGACCTGCTGCGCGACACCGATGAGGCGCTGCTGGCGTACATCTCTCGCTGGCTCGCAAAGAAGCAGATCATCACCGAGAACAACCTACTTGTAACCAAGCTCGCCGCGCTCGACACCGGCGCCGCAGCCGCGACCGAGACGGACGTTGTAAAGGTGCTGAAGACTGCGCTTAACAAGACGCTCGACCCGGCAATCTCCGCAACGGCACACTTTGTGACCAATCAGGACGGCTTTAACGCCCTCGACCAGCTGGTGGACGGCAATAAGCGCCCGCTGCTGCAGCCTGATCCGACCGGCTCGACCGGCAAGCTGCTGTTTGGCCGCGGCATTACCGTAGTAAGTAACGGCATCCTCAAGACCGCGACCAGCAAGGCGCCGATCTACTTCGGTGATTTCACCCAGTACGCGACCCTGTTCCGCCGTCAGCCGCTTGAGATCGCATCGACCGACATCGGCGGCAACGCATGGAAGACCAACAGCACCGAGGTCCGCGCGATTACCCGTCTGGACGCACAGGTGTTTGACGCTGAGGCCGCTGCTGCGGTATCTCTGACCATTGCGTAAGGACTGACCCAAGGGCGGCGCTGCTGCCGCCCTTCCTATTTTTAGAGAGGAGGGCACAGGATGCCTGAATTTAACCCCAATCGCATTATGCACGGCAACGGCGGTCATGCGTGGTTTAACGGCAAAAAGCTGACCACGCTGCAGTCGGTTGAGGCCAAGGTTTCCGGTGATTTTGAGGAGATCAGCGTGTGCGGCGATCCGGCTACTTACCGCGTTTTTAACGGCTACTCGGGCGAGGGCACGCTGACCAAGCTCAAGATCGACAGTGATGTGCTGAGCCTGATGGCTGCGGCGTATAAGTCCGGCGAGATGCCGACCATCACCATCATCACCAGCCAGACCATGCCGGGCACGAGCAAGGCCGAGCGTGTTGCGTACAGCGACATCACGATTGACGAGCTCACGCTCGCAAAATTTGAGAAGAAGTCCAAGACCGAGGAAGAGATTCCCTTTAAATTCGGTAACTTCGAGGTTCTCGAAACCCTGTAAGGAGGTGCGGCATGAGATTCAGCTTAAACGGTCACATCGTGGCCGACAGTGACGCGCCTATCCTGCGTTGGTGGGGTATCCCGGCGGCCTGTCCGGCGGATATCCGGTCGGCGCTTGCCGAAAATCCCGCAGACGAGGAATTTGTTCTGGAGATCAACTCCGGCGGCGGCTCGGTCTTTGCGGGTTTTGAGATGTACAGCCTGCTGCGCAATGCGTCCCGTCAGGGTGTACATACCCGCGCCGAGGTGCAGAGCCTTGCCGGTTCTGCCGCGTCTGTCGTGATGGCAGGTGCGGATACGGCGGCGTGCTCGCCGGTCGGTCAGGTGATGATCCACCTGCCGAGCACGGTCACTGAGGGCAATCAGGGCGTGCACCGCGAGAGCGTGCAGATGCTCGAGAGCATCACCGAGAGCATTATCGCGGCGTACGAGAGCAAGGTCGGCGGCAAGACCAGTCATGACGCACTGCGCCGCATGATGGACCGCGAGACCTTTCTCAGCGCCCGTGCGGCGCTTGACGCCGGTCTGATCGACGAGATCATCGGCGAGACACAGCCGGGCGAGCCTCTCGACCTGAATAACATTTACAACGCTTGCGGAACTGTCCCCGATATGGACAAGCTGCGTGCGGCGTACATCGCTGCACAGAGCCAGAGCCAAGAGCCAGAGCCGCAGCCGCCGGTGTCCAATTTGAACACCGCCCGCAAGCGGGCCATCGCTATCGCTGAGGCAGAACTCCGGGCGGTGGTCGTATGATCACCGCCGAGAGACTGGATGCAATCAAGAAGTACTGTCGTGTCGATTACGATGAGGACGATGCGCAGCTGACCGGCTTTGCGGAGATGAGCGACAGCTATCTCGCGCAGTGCGGTATCACTCGTGACGGCCACGAGGCGATGTATGACCTTATTGTGCAGGCAATGGTGCTGAACCAGTACGAGGGCAAGTGTGCAGACAATGCAGCCGCTGCCCTGGCTACGGTTCCGCCGCTCGTGCGGCAGATGGTAAACCAGCTCAAACTGGTGTGTGCGTTTGGAGGTGCGGGCGATGGCAACACAGGTGCGTGATCTGCGCGACCGCGCCGAGGTATGGCTTGCCGCACCGGTGGAGCAGCCAAACGGCGAGACCGACTACTGCTACACCAAAGCCCGGACAATCTGGGCGGCCGTCAACCCGACAAGCGGGCGCACGGAGACGCTGACCGGTGACGCTGAGCGTGCCGAGATCACGCACCGCGTGGTCTGCCGGAGCGCCAGCCTGCCGGAGCTGTGCCGCGAGATGTACTTTATTATCCGCGGTCAGCGGCTGGATGTGTCGTACTGGCTGCCGATCTATAACCGCCGCGGCTGGGTGGAGATTTACTGCACACTGCGGCAGGGAGAGGTGACACGCGATGGCTCGTGATGGTTTTGACTGCTCGGAGCTGATGGCCTTTGCGGAGGAGCTGGGCGCACAGCCCAAGGAACTGGAGAAGGTGCAGAAAAAGCTGCTCCGAGATCAGGGCAGCAAGCTGCGCCGCAAGACAGCCCAGCAGGCGCGTGCAACGGTCAACCGCACAGCGGTGCACCGCAAAGAGTATGACCGCGCCGCCGGTCAGTACCACAAGAGCATTAAGCGCGGCAAGGTGTACACCAAGGACGGTCAGATGCGTATCCGCGTGTATTCGGGTGACCCAATCGGCCATTTGGTCGAGCAGGAATGGACGCCCAAAGCGCGTGACGGTTCTCGCGGCAAGAAGCAGCTGGGCCACGAGGTCTTTGACAAGGCCGCGCAGGGCTTTGATGAGCAGTTTCAGCAGGCCGCCGAGGACGCTCTGGACGAGGTGATTAACAAGCTATGATCCATTGGAAAGAGATAGATGACGCACTCGGTGCGGTGGTAAGTGCGGCACTCAAGGCCGCCAATCTGCCTGCTGTGCGTGAGCGCAAGGACGTTAAGGCGCCTCTGGTGCGGCGCAGTTACCGCATTGACGTTGGTCAGACCGACGGCATGGGCACGGACGACTACGCCGAGACCGGCTGCGACATCGAGATTTATTTTTATCCCGCCGACGGCACGCGCCCGCGGGACGAACTGAACGCCGCCGCTGACGCGATCCGCACGGCGCTGCGGGAAGGCGTGACCGTGCAGGACGTGGTGCTCATCCCGGAGGACGACATCACCTGCGACGCAGACGGCGAGACGCTGACAGTCATGCTGCGGCTCACCTGGATCGAGACCGCCGAGGAGACCGGCGAATTTATGGAGGAAATGGTATATGGATAAAAAGTTACTGGACGCGCTGGCGGCGAAAGCCGAGCAGCGCAAGGCTGACAAAGCCAAGGTCATTCAGTTTAAGGTCGGCGGTCAGCTGCTTGATTTTGTTAAGATCGGGCACACCGCCCAGCTGGACGCTTATGAGGCTTTTCTGGCAGCACGCGACCAGCCGTCGCAGATGCTGGATGTTGGCGCACAGCTGATCTACGACTGCTGCCCGGCATTGCAGGACCCGGAGCTGCACACTGCGCTCGGCGTGACCGACCCGTATGATGTGATCTGGGTGCTGATGGATGTCCGCGAGGTCAATGCGCTCGCGGCATCCCTGTTTGCTTGGCTCGGCCTGATTGCCGGTGACGAGGATGAGGACCCGGCAAAAAACTGATTGAGCGCGACCCGGTGCTCGACCTTGCAGCATTTTACGCGGCACGAGGCATCACGCCGGAGCAAATCCGGCAGATGAGCTACGCCGACCGTGCCGTGCTGCGAGTCGGGCGGGCGCGCTGGTACGTGGATATGATAAACCTGATTGCGGCAGGCATCTGCCGCGCATACGCACCGGAGGAGGGACGGAATAGTGGCTAAAAATAAGGTTATCAACACCGTCCTGACGGTGCGGGATAATATGTCTGGCGGTTTGGTCAAAGCCGCCCAGAACGCGAAGAAGTCCGGCAAAGCTATCGACAGCAGCATGATCTCCGCTACGCGCAGCGTGGTGGCGTTTAAGAATAAATCGGTCGCAGCCTTGCAGGACTATGCGAAGAAAGCCGGTGCGGCAATCGTCGCCGGTACAACTGCTGTGGCAACCGGTTTGTCGGCGCTGACACTCAAAAGCGCACTCGCTGCCGATGATCTGAACACTCTGGCAAAGCAGAGCGGTTTTTCTACTGCCGATATCCAGAAATGGCAGTACGCCTCCGACCTGATCGACGTATCCATTGATGATATTGTCAAGTCTGCAGGAAAGATGAAGAAGAACATGATCTCGACCAGCAAGACGACGATTGCGGCGTTCGACCAGCTAGGCATCAAGGTCAAGGACGGCAACGGTCAGCTGCGTAACAGCACAACGGTCTTTTACGAGACGTTGACCGCGCTGTCCAAAGTGCAGAATGAGACCGAACGCGACACGTTGGCAATGACCATCTTTGGCAAGAGCGCGGACAGCCTCGCGGGTATCGTCGATGACGGCGGTGCCGCCCTGCAGGAGTTGGCTGGTAAAGCGGAGAAGGCCGGTGTTATTCTATCGCAGGATACGCTGGACGGGGCAAACGCCCTCAACGATAAGGTGGACACGCTCAAGGCTACGGTCAAGGGCTTTGCCGGTAAGATTGGCTCGGAGCTGGCCGGTCGTGCGTCCAAGGCTCTGGATATTGTCGGCTCGCATTTTTCCCAGGCATTTAATACGTCGCCAATGGACTGGCTCAACGGCAAGCTGGACACGCTGATGGCAAAACTCGACAGCTGGATTGCCGGAGGCGGACTGGAACAGCTGGCTGATTTACTGGTCAATGGCATACAAACCGGTGCCCAGAAGGCAGGCGAGATGCTGCAAAAGGCCGGGGACGCGCTGAAATGGTGTAAAGACCACAGTGATACGCTGGTAGACGTGCTCAAAGGCTTAGCTGCTGCATGGGCTGTCAAGAAGGTGCTGGATTTTAACAATGGACTGGCCGACTGTGTAGGCAATATCGGCGGTATCATCAAGACAGTGCTGACTATGACCGGTGTACTGGGCGGTCAGGCTGCCGCAACCGGCACAGCAACAGCCGCGCAGACCGGACTTAATGCTGCAATGACGGCAAACCCGATCGGTGCAGTCATCCTTGCTATCGAGGCGCTGATTGCAGTGGGCGTGCTGCTCTACAAAAACTGGGACACAATCAAGGCCGGTGCGCAGAGCCTTTGGAATAAGTTCAAGACCGTCAGCATCAAAATCGGCACTGCCTTTTCCGGTGCGTTTGATAAGGTTAAAAATGCCGCTAAGACGGCGCTGGAATGGGTAGCAAGCAAGCTGTCGTGGCTCAATGACAAGATTGAGAGCATTCCTATCCTCGGCAGTCTGTACAAGGGTGCCAAGGGTGTACTGGGCGACGCTATCGAGTGGGTAGACAATGCCACAACGGGCAATCGCTCGGGCACGTCTACCACCGGAACAACCCAGACCAAGACCAACAGCAAAACGACAACCACGGCCGGTCCGGTCAAGACCACGACCTCGACCACTACGACGGTACCTAAGCCGACACCCAGCGGCCTGCTGAGCCTGCCGGGACTCGGCAAGGCAACCGGCACGCCCTACTGGCGTGGCGGCTTTACAAGAGTCAACGAGCGCGGCGGCGAAATTATGAACCTGCCGAGCGGCACGCAGATCATCCCGCATGATGTGTCTGTCAAGGCGGCAGGCGGTCGGAGTGTGACGGTCAATGTTACCATCCAGGGCAACGTCATCGGCAACCGTGAGTATACCGAGCAGGTCGGTGAGTACGTCGGCCGCAAGGTGCTTGCGGCGCTCGGCAACACATAAGGAGGTGCGGTGCGTGTACAAGATTATCATCTCGGTCAACAACAACGAGGAGGTTTGGACGCTGCCGCACTGTCCGCCGGATTTCCCAATTCCACAGCCGGAGCAGCACCACGAGACCTACGAGGGCCTGAGCCGAGACTATCGCCGCATCGGTCCGCTCGGTCTGCGGCACATGGAGTGGACGGCGCTGTTGCCGGTGCACAGATATCCGTTTATGCCGTCCGAGGCATCTGCGGATGGTTGGGCGTATGTCGATTTCTTCGACCGGTGGCGCGACAAGAAGATGCCGTTCCGTCTGATCGTACTCGACAGCAAGGGTGCGGCACGGCTTAACATGCCGGTGACGGTGAACAGCTTTGATGTTACCGTGCGAAAAAACGGCGATTTGGAGTATTCCATCGCCGTGACAGAATACCGATTTATCACATGAGGAGGTGCGCCGCATGGCGGCAGGCTATGTAGACGAGCACAAGCTCGTCTTGTACCGCGACGGCGCACAGCCGCGCGACATTACGGCGTTTGCCAGTGATATGACGCTGACGGATGACCTTGACACACTGGCGGCGGAGCTGACGTTTACGACGTTTATCTCGCCGTGGGACAAGTACACGCCTAAGCTGGCGCTTGCGCCGGGCGACAAGGTGCGCGTGACCAATCAGGGCAAGACCGTGTTCTCGGGCATCATTATCACGGTGACGCTGGACGGCGGTGTTACCGCCTATGACCGCGGCTGGTATCTCAACAAGAGCGAGATCGTGCTGCAGGTCAACAACCTTGCAGCCGATCAGGTCATCCGCAAGGCGTGTGCCAAGGCGGGCGTGACAGTCGGCAAGGTGTGCAGCCTGCCGACCAAGATCACGCAGTTGTGGACCGGCAGTACGCCCGCTGACATTATCAGCGATGTGCTGAACACCTGCACGTCTGCGACCGGCAAGGGCTATCGCCACAGGGTCGGTGACAGTGGTCTGGTGGTGGAAGCGCTGCCGACCGCGCCCATCAAGGCATACCACAAGCCGGCGAAAAATATCGCCGCGTTTGACATCACATGGGCGCTCGGTCAGGTGAGCGGCGAGGACAGCATTGAGGACACCTACAACGCTGTTGTCATTGCCGCCGAGGACGACGGCAAGGCGTACATCGGCGCACAGGCCAGCAACGCGGCGTCTATCAAGCGCTATGGCTTTATGCAGCATATCGAAACGGTCACGGAAAACCCCGGCACGGCTGTGCTCGGCCAGATGGTCAAAAACTTGCTGAAAAACGCCGACAAGGTAGGGCAGACCCGCTCTATCTCGGAGATTTGGGGCTGTGATGAGGTGACAAGCGGCGTAGTGCTGCGTTTTAACTCTCCGGCGTTTGGCATCAAGGGCAACTTCCGCATTACGCGCGTGGAGCATCACTACGGCGGTGCAGGGCACACCATGGCGCTGGAAATCACGGCGCTCGAGCAGGTGCGAGCCGCCGCCGAGGGCAAGACTGACGCGGCAGCCATCAAGGCCGCCAGCACGGATAAGGTGCAGGTGTTCGGCTTGCCCGACCTGTCCGGCGGCAGTGACGGCGGCTCGGGCGGCACCATTGTCAAGGCGCTGTTTACCGCCTACTATCCGGCTAATAATGCGCTGGAGGGCGGATATTTGGACGCGCAGGGCAACAGGCTCGACCCAAGCAAGCACACCTGCGCCGCACCGCCGTCTGTGCCGTTTGGCACCAAGATTACGGTGCGCGACACCGGCACAAGCCTTGACGGTACGACCTACACTGTCAACGACAGAGGCGGCGCGATCCAGATCGTGAACGGCGTGTACCACTTTGACCTGCTGATGAGCAGCAACGCCGAGTGCAATCGCTGGGGACGTAAAAACGGCTCTGCGATCATCGGCGGCTCGGGCGGCGGCTCTGGCAGCGCGGTGTCGTTTATCAACACGGCACTGGGCGAGGTCGGTTACAAGGAGTCCGGCAAGGACATCAACAAGTACGGCCAGTGGGCCGGTCACAACGGTGTTGCCTGGTGTGTTTATTTTGTTTGCTGGTGTGCGTACAAGTCCGGTGCACCTATCCCGACAAGTTACGGCTACGTTGGCGATATGAGCAGCTATTTCAAGTCTCGCGGCAAGTACAAATCGGCAGGCAGTTACAAGCCTAAGGCGGGTGACCTGATGATCCAGGGCGACCGACACATCGGCATTGTAATTTCTGCCGGAGCATCAAGCTGCGAAACCGTTGAGGGCAATTACAGCAACTCTGTCAAGCGTGTTACTCGCAGTTACGCGGAGATTTCCGGTTTCTGTACGCCGTGGGGATAACACAAGATATTGTATGCTTGTGGATAACACTGTGGAAGATGTGGAAAGGAGTGCGTGCCTATGGCATGGGATACGGCACTGGCGCGGGTCATCCGAGAGACAAGCCGTGCCGAGGTCAACCGCAAGCCGCAGCCGTGGTACAGGGCAGAGGTCGTGCAGGTAACGCCCAAGCTGATCTTTGCGATTGCAGACAAGGAATTTAAGTTTGACAGCAGCACCGGCCTGATTATGACCGCCACGGCAAAAAGCAAAACGTGGAAAGTCGGCATGCAGGCGGCGGCGCTGCTGCATGGGGCACAGCTGCTGGTTTTGGATAGTCTGTAACGGAGGAGGTGCAGCGGATGTTTGACGAGGAGCAGGCGCAGTTTGTCTGCGATTTTTTGGAGTGCCTGACGTGCTCCAGCGGTGTGCCGCTGCGCCTGATGGACTGGCAGCGCGACATGATAACCGAGTTTTACGGTCAGCTGATCGAGGACGAGGACGACCCGGCAGGCAGTTACCTGCGGCGGTACCAGTACCTGTACCTTGAGATTGCAAAGAAGAACGGCAAGTCGGAAATCGCTGCTGGTCTGGGTGTGTACCACCTGTTTGCCGACGGCGAGATCAACGGCGAGGTGTATGTCGTAGCGGCTGACCGCGACAATGCGGGCATCGTCTTTGCGGCGGCCAAGTACATGGTCGAGCAGAGTCCGGCGCTCAAAAAGCGCAGCCGCATCGTGGACAGCACCAAGACCATCTACGACGAGACGAGCGGCTCGAGGCTCAAGGTGCTGTCCTCGGAGGCGTACAGCAAGCACGGCTACAAGCCGAGCTGCGTGATCTTTGACGAGCTGCACGCCCAGCCCAATCGCGACCTGTGGGACGTTATGACGTTTGGTGCCGGTGACGCTCGCCGTCAGCCGGTGTGGATCGTACTGACGACCGCCGGAGATGACCCCGACCGAAAATCCATCGGCTGGGAAGTACACGAGAAGGCGCTTGCTATCTACCGATGGCGGCGCGGCGCGAGGGACGAGAAAGCCTACGATGACCCGCGCTGGCTGCCGATCATCTACGGCCTCGGACTGATCGAGGACGAGGACGAGCTGAAAGACCTCAACATCTACGACGAGGACCTGTGGCGGCGGTGCAATCCGTCGCTCGGCAAGACGCTCAAGCTGGCTACCATCCGCGCCCAGGCGGCGGACGCCAAGAAGAGCGAGGCCGCCGAGCGGCTGTTCCGTTGGCTCAGGCTTAACCAGTGGATTGCCACGGCGACTGTCGGGTGGATACCGATAACTATCTATGACAAAACGCAGTGGAATCCGCCCGGCTGCAAGGACTGGCGCGAGGCCGTGCAGCTGCTGCGCGGCAAGACCTGTTACGGCGGCGTTGACCTCTCCAAGAGCACCGACCTTACCGCCTTTGTGCTGGTGTTTCCGCCGCAGGAGGGTTTGGACCGCTGGGTGGCACTGCCGACCGGGTGGATGCCGCTCAACGGCATAGAGGCACGCGAGCGCGAGGACCATGTGCCGTACCGCGACTGGATACGCGCAGGCTTCCTTCATGGCTGCAAGGGCGATATCATCGACTTTGAGGATGTGGCTTACGCTGTGGTGCAGGCGGCGCGGGACTACGACCTCAGGATGGTGGGCTTTGACCCGTATCTGGGCGCGACTGTGATGCAGAACATCCGCGAGCGGCTTGCCGGTACGGTGACTGAGGTTGTCGAGATACCGCAGGGTATCCGGTCCATCTCGCCACCGATGAAGGAGCTGGAACGGCTCATCCGAGCGCATGAGATGCTGCATGTGCACAACACGGCAGCACGGCAGTGTTTCCTCAATCTGCGGTGCGTGTCGGATGATAACGAAAATATCAAGCCAACCAAAAAGCGGAGCCGCGGACGCATTGATATCACGGTGGCGTGGATCATCGCGTTTGCGACGGCGATGCTGCAGCCTGCACCGACGCTGGCAGACAGCGTGGCGGCTGCGGATTGGCACATGTGAGTTTAGGAGGTGTCGGCTATGGCCGATGTGTTTCCGGTTATCCCGGAGGAGCTGCCCGCGCAGGTTGCGGAGAGCATTGGGCGCTCTCCGGCGTTTGGGTTCCACGAGGATGGGCGCTCGGGCCGTTTCCAGCTGGTTGACGGCGCTCTGGTCGAGCGGCAGGGCGTGGAGGCTGTCAAGCAGTGGCTTGAGCTGATGCTGCGCCAGAAACCGGGTGCAATCCCGATCTACCGGACGAGCGGCACGACCCAGCCGGGCGTGGAGGCGGTCAGCCTTGACCGGCGCGTTCCGGAGGGCTGGATTTTTGCCGAGATTGAGCGCAACGTGCGGGAGACCGCCGCGTTCTGCCCGGCCATCCGGTCACTTGACAGTTTTAAGTTTATGCGCGTGCGGCGCGGCGTGGAGGTACGCTTCACGGTCCGCCTGCACACCGGAGAGAGTGAGGAGGTGACGACTTATGTCAGCGAGTGAGATTTTAGACGAGATGCTGTCCGCAATGCCGGAAAGCTATCAAAAGACCATCGGCTTTCCGACGTATGACCTTTTAGCCGCAGTCAGCCTGCGGATGGAGGGCACGGACACAACGATTGACGAGGCCAAACAGCAGCTTGACCCCGAAAACCTGCACGACAGCGCCCTTGACCGCTATATCTATCCGCGCTCCGGCCTGGAACGCAAGGCCGCGACCTTTGCCCACGGCAGCCTGACCGTCACCGGCACAGGCACGGTCGAGCAGGGCACGCTGTTTGAGTCCGGCGGCGGTGTCCAGTATTACGCAACCGAGACCGTAGCCATTGAGGGCGAGGGCACTGTACCGGTCACCTGCACGGTGGACGGCACGGCAGGCAACCTGCCCGCGCACAGCGTGACGCAGATGCCGGTGGCAGTGCAGGGCATTGCCTCGTGTGATAACCCTGAACCGATTGGCGGCGGTTATGCCGAGGAGTCGGACAGCGAGTATTATGCGCGTTATCTGGTCGTGCTGCGCACGCCTGCTACGTCGGGTAACATCTACCACTATGTGCAGTGGGCGCTGGAGGTGGCCGGTGTCGGTCATGTCAAGGTGTTCCCACGCGTACAGGGGGCGAACACGGTTGACGTGGTAATTGCCGACAACGCCGGTCAGCCTGCATCGCCTGCGTTGGTGAAGTCGGTGCAGGACTACATCGACCCCGAGAGCGAGGGCGCGGGCCGAGGACAAGCTCCGATCGGTGCACAGTGCTTTGTCACCGCTGCGACCGGCAAGGCCATCACGGTCAGCTGCACGGTGTCCAAATCGGACACCGCAGACGAGGAGAGTGTAACGGCAGCCATCAAGTCAGCGGTTGCGGACTATCTGGCCAGCACAGTGTTTGCGCAGAGCTATGTCTCGTATGGACAGGTTGCGGCGGCTATCCTGTCAGCCGACGGCGTTGCGGACTTTGAGGGTTTGACGGTCGGCGGCGGCACAAGTAACATCGCGGTCGGTGAGCGCGAGTGCCCGGTGCTCGGAGAGGTGACAATTACCTATGGCTGAGTTTGACAACATGCTGCGCAGTCTGCCGGTGGCGTACCGGACGGACAAGTGGGTGTGCGACCTGCTGGAGGCCATCCGCGGGCTGGATGAGAGCCAGCGCACGGAGATGCTGGACACGGCGGCGCAGCTCTTTCCAGCCAGCATGACGTGGCTGCTGGAGACCGAGGAACGGGCGGCCAATCTGCCGTCAACCGGCACGCTGGAAGAGCGCCGCACGGCACTGATCGCACGCTGGCGCGGTGCCGGCAAGTGTGACGTGGAGCGCATTCAGAGCGTATGTGACTCATGGCGCAACGGCGAGATCTCCGTCGGCTTTGCCGAGGGCGTGATCGTGCTGACGTTTGTAGACGCGTATGGTATGCCTGACGGCACAGCGCTGGCGGCACTTAGGGATGCGATTGAGCAGACTGTGCCGTGTCATCTGGCGGTCGAGTATTTGTGGCGCTGGCTGCTGGTGAGCGAGGTGTCTGCTATGACGGTCGATGAGCTGCAAAGGCACCGTATCGGCGATTTTGCCTTCTGAGGAGTGATATATTGAGTACAAAAACCAAAAATTTGGAGCTGTTTAAGTATGATCCAGCGACAGACGGCGCAAACACGTTTAACATCGATCAGGCGTTGAATGGCAACTGGGACAAGCTGGACAACGAAGTTGCAGCCCGCGTGAAAACCGCTGAACTTGCAGCAGAAGTGAAAAAGGTTGTCAAGGACGGCAGTCTGACCGCTGCTGACCTCGGTGCAGAAAAAGCCGGAGCGGCAGCAGCGCTTGAAGAGAAAGTAGACGCACTGGGTGCCGGTGACGTTGGTGCTGACCCGACCGGCACGGCTGCAAGCGTGGTATCCACGCATAACACGAGCGCAAGTGCGCATTCTGCACAGTTTGCCAAGAAACAGGATAAAATCAAGGGCAAAAAAGGTAAATTTGTTGGCTTTACGGCGGACAACACCGTGGGCGAGGTGGATGCACCGGCCTCCGGCGGCAGTCGAATTACGCTAGCGTTTGCAAGTGATTTTGTCGGTCAGACATGGACGCTCAAGGGCGGCGGTGAAACCTACACCGGCACGGTTGACAGCAGCAAGACGGCAACGGTAAGCGTGCTTGGCATTAACACTACCTACACCCTGAGTACTGCACTGTCCGGTACGACGTATACAACCGAGGTTACAACCAAGGCTTATTATACGGCGCTGAGTGTTAATCTTGAGAAATTCCAGTCCACGATTACCGTAACCGTAGATAGCGGTTCAACAGTTACGGCGACACTGGGCAGCACGGTATTGACCAAGACGAGCACCGGCACGGCGGTGTTTACCATCGGTAAGGCGGGTACTTGGGCAATCAAGGCCACTAAGGGTGACCAGACCGCAGAGGGTACGGTAAACATTACCGCCAGCGGGCAGAGTAAGACGTTGACCTTGACCTACGCCAATGTGTTCGGCGTGGTGTGGGATACGAGCAATTCGAGCACGGCGCTGACGCGCTTAACACCGAGCACTGACCCTTACGGATTGGTTACGCGGTCGGTGACAACTGAGCCAATTCCAGCTGTCGGAGCTGGCTCTGGAAGCAGCTTATTCGACAGCTATGCACCGTGGAGCGGTATGAAAGAGTGCAACCTTAATGCGTCCGGTGCAGTGACTGCATGGAAGGGAAACAGCGCGTTTACTCGTAGCAGTGATTATACCATGGTGTTTATCCCTGTTTTTTACGTTGCTGCTAAGAGGAGCGGTACAAAACAATATTTCTATGTGTCAGACAAACCTAAAACAGGTATGACAAAACACCCAGGCAGTGGAAAGTATATCGGCAGGTATACCTCTAATGGTGAATATGGCGGAGGCTCGGCTAACTTCGTGCCGCGCGTTAACATCTCACGAGCAGGATTTCGTAGCTTAGTAAAAAGCGGAATTACTAACGGCGCGTTTAATAGTAAATTCCATTTGTACGACTTTGCAACATACTGTGCAATCATCTTTTTGTATATCGTTGAATTTGCAAACTGGAACTGTCAGTCTAAGATCGGACAAGGATACACGAACAATAATTCCTCTGCAATCAAATCTGGTGGCACAGACAACATGACCTATCACACCGGACGCGCATCCGGTACAGATGGTAAGACCGCTGTTCAATACAGAGGTATTGAAAACCTCTGGGGCAACGTGCGACAGTGGGTAGACGGTTTTAACGCCAACGGCACGACTGCTTACTACTGCACTGACCCGAGCAAGTATGCGGACGATACCGCAACCGGCTACACCAAGATTGGTACACTGCCTGCATCTGGCTACATTAAGGATTTGATCGTAACCGACAATGGTTTACTGATTCCGAAAACTACTGGCGGTTCGGAAACGACGTACATTCCAGACTACATGGGCTCGTCCTCTGGCTGGCGCGTTCTGTGTGTCGGCGGCGGCTGGTGCGGCGGCTCGGATGCGGGTCTTTTGTGCTTCGGTGCGTACGACGCCTCGTCGCATTCGGACTCGAGCATCTCCGCGCGTCTCCTGTGCGAGGCGTAGCCGCGCACAATCCCCTGTGGGGGACCGGGGGTCGCAACCCCCGGCGCTTTGCAAAGCGTAAATTTTAAGTGAATAAGGGACTGTCTGCGCTGTCGCGGTGAGCTTGACTTCTGGGCGAACTCGTCCTCTGGCTGGCACGTTCTGTATGTCGGCGGCAACTGGAACGACGGCTCGAATGCGGGTCTTTTGTACTTCAATGCGAACAACGCCTCGTCGAATTCGAACTCGAACATCTCCGCGCGTCTACTTAGCAACTCAATTATCATTGCGCAGGCTTTCCCTCACCCCTTGGTGAAAATCATGCCCAGAGGACGGGAGTTAGTAGGTTGCTCGAATACTCTCGCAGGCAATAAGGATGTGATAACAATCCCTAAAAGAGTTGGATTCCTCTACGAAAAGATGCTCGACAGAGTATTTATAACAGAAACAATACGGCTCGCTGCAAACGGCAAGAAAAATCGTCGCAGCGTCCGACGTGTACTGGCGAACATTGACGCATACGCTGAAAAGCTGTTGGTCATGCTGCGAACGGACAGTTTTATACCGTCAAAACCGAAGGTTAAGCGCGTGTATGACGTATCAAGCCGGAAATGGCGTGATATTAAGGTTGTACCGTTTTACCCGGACGGCTGTGTGCATTGGCTTTGTGTCCGCGCAATGCAGCCGGTACTGATGCGCGGTATGCATTATTGGTCGTGTGCAAGTATTCCTGGGCGAGGTGGCGCTCGTGCTATGCGGCAGATTAAGCGCATGGTACAGCGCAGACCGAAGGACAGTAAGTATTGCGCACAGATGGACGTTCGCAAGTTTTACGACAGTATTCCGCTGGACGGTATGCGGCGTGCACTGGAACGCAAGATTAAGGACAAACGGTTTGTCCGTCTGGTGACACGCATTATTGCTGACGGTTTAGCGATTGGTTACTATATCTGTCAGTGGCTTGCAAACTACTATCTGGAAACGCTTGACCGCACGTTGTGCGCGTGCAAGGGCGTTGTCTGCGAAGTGCGTTACATGGACAACGTGACAATCTTTGGACGCTCCAAAAGAGCACTGCACAAGGCTGTCAAGGCGGCGGAACAGCACCTGCAAACACTCGGTCTGACGCTCAAGAATGACTGGCAGGTGTACCCGATCAGGAAGCGCAAGGTTGATGCGGTCGGGTATAAGTTTGGTCGCAATGCGGTCGTACTGCGTAAGCGCAGCCTACTGCGAACACTGCGACAGTTTAGACGAGCAGCAAAGCGGGAGCGTGTGTCAGCAAAGATGGCACAAGCTCTGCTTAGTCGGCTTGGGCGGCTGAAATGGTGTGCCAGCAAAACGATAATGGTTAAATATGTACGTCCGGTGGGCGTGCAAAATTTGAAAGGAGTGGTACGAATTGAGAGTGCACGGAGATGTCAAACCGCCTGAGGTTGCGGCAGGCAGTATGCCAAACAAGCCCGGTAGGGCATGGGTACGGCTGACCCAGAATGCCAAGCAGGAGAAGGACGAGGACGGTCACACCGGCTGGGTGTACGATGAGTACATTACTGAGGTGGAGGACACGCCCGGTCTGCTGGATGAGGTAAAAGCCAACTATGACAATCTGCTGCGGGAAGCCAAGGCGAACGAGAAAAGCAAGGCTGACCTCGTAGCAGAAAATGAAGAACTGGCGGCGCAGAACGCAACGCTCAAGCAGCAGGTGGTTGCACTGACAGATCAGCAGTCTTTTTATGAGGATTGCATCGCGGAAATGGCGCAAATAGTTTATGCGTAAGTTGTTAGCGGGAATCGCCTTAAAAATCTACATTTTATTATCAGAAGGAGAATTAGAAATGATGGCTATGTTATTTTCTCAGCGTGTGATTCTTGGTAAGTGTGAGTTTGAGCAGGTGCCGAAGAAGCTCCAGAAGCAGGTAGCGGGAATCCTGATCGACGAGTGCGGTATGCCCGAGCTGGTACCGTCCGAGTTCGGCGGCGCGAAGGATGCTGTAAGTGAGTGACGCACAGCTGATTGACGAGCTGTGCGGCATCTGCGTGCAGCTTGCGGAAATTGTGCGGCGACAAAGTGAAATGCTCGCACAGGATAAGGCAGTTGAGGACGCACTCGGGCGTCTGGATGCAATCGTAAAGTAAAGGAGCAGAACTATGTACGAATCGAATATCTACATCAAGAACTACGCAGAAGTGAAGAAGTACCACGGAGACATGGGCGTGCAGCTCGACCAGTACGACAACGATCACCACATCAAGCATGACGCGCTCGCGCGCGCCCAGTACAAGCACTGGCGCGCACAGCAGACCGGCGTGCCTGAACTCCTCAGCGTTGAGGATAAGCGCTTGCTGGGGCTGTAATAACGGAGGTTATCAATGACGGAAGTGATTTGCGCCGCACTCACGGGCTTTTGTGCAATCGTCTGTGCGGCCATCGCTTCTCAGGCGTCTAAGCGCGAGAAGCGTGAGAAGGAGGAGCAGGAGCGCATCAATCGCCGCGCTGAGCAGCGAGCCAAGGAAGGCCGTCTGCAACTGGCGATGATTGACGCGAACTGCAAACTGACGGTTGGTGTAGCGATGGCACTCAAGCGCGGACACTGCAACGGCGAGGTCGAGCAGGGGCTTGCCGCCGTGCAGAAAACACAGCGCGAGTACGAGCAGTTTTTAGAGGGTATCGGCATCGACCATATCACGAGATAGGAGGCAAACTATGAACTGGAAAATCAGAATCAAGAACCCGGTATTCTGGGTGCAGATCGCCCTTGGTGCGTTCGCAACGGCGCTGGCCTATGCCGGTCTGACCGCCGCGGACATGACCACATGGTCGGGCGTGTGGCAGATTATCAAGGCCACGGCGTCAAACCCGTACTGCCTGTTTTTGATTGCCTGCAACGTGTGGTCGGCGCTTAACGACCCGACCACCAGCGGCCTGACCGACTCGGATCGCGCTAAGTCGTACACTGCGCCGTTGGAAAAGTGAGGTGCGCTATGACGAATATTCCGTTTCTGCAGGCTGACTCGAGCAACTTCTATTCCGGCCGAGGCGGCAACAGTATCAAGTATATTGTCGTACACTATACGGCCGGTAACGGTGATACCGCCATGAATAATGCGCAGTATTTCCACAACAACAGCGGCTTGCAGGCATCGGCGCATTATTTTGTCGATGAGCACAGTGTTGTGCAGTCTGTCCGCGATACAGACGGTGCATGGCACTGCGGCGGTCCCCTGGAAAGCTCGCATCACCCGCTGCATAACATCTGCATGAACCGTAACAGTCTGGGAGTGGAGATGTGCAGTGACATTGTAGGTGGTAAGTACACCATCACGCAGCAGACGGTAGACCGCACGGTTGAACTGGTGCGCTGGCTGATGGACAAGTACGGCATCGACGTGGATCATGTTGTGCGCCATTATGATGTCACCGGCAAGGACTGCCCCGAGCCGTGGGTGCGTGATGAGAGCCTGTGGCGCAAGTTTAAGGCGCGGCTGACTGCGCCGGTTGAACCCGAACCGAAGAAGGAGGACGACGAAGTGGTAGAGAAGAAGAGCGTTATGCTCAACGGCAAGACCTACGAGTGTGACGTCATTACAAAGGACGCCACTAACTATATCAAGATGAGATCGCTCCAGCAGGCAGGCTTTACAATCGGGTATGACGCTGTTCGCAAGGTTCCGAGCATCACCGCACCGCAGTGCCGCACATTTGTCCCGGACGGCGATGAGGATGTACAGGCCGCAGTTGATACGCTGCAGGAGAGTGCCGGCCTTGAGAAGCAGACGATTGAGTACCTACTCCGCTATCAGTGGGGTGAGGAGCTTGTGAAGAAGCTGGCGGCAGCGGTTAAGTAAATAGTAAGGCCCTCGGTGTTCGATTTGGACACCGAGGGCCTGTTGTTATTCAGTTGGTTTTGGAGTATTGCCATCAAAAATCACATGAGCAAACCGAAAACGCTGTGTGACATTCGGATACTTCTTGTGATCTACCTCTGATGCAAACATATCGTATGGCCGTGCATAGATTTTGAAATCATCATAGAGGGCCTGATAAATTACCAAAGGCTCACTGGTTTCTGTATGCGTGGCAATGGCGAGAACCTGATATAGTTTGCCTTTGAAGTGCAGATATTTCTCGCTAACTAATATTTTTCGACTACTTGGATTCATTTTCCTCTCCTATATTGAAAAACTGGCTAATGTTCCGGAGAATTAAGCCAACAAAAACTACAACGATCAAGAATGATAAGATTGCGATAATCCAACCAGAATATCCGTCGGGACAAATATATTTAGTCAAAAGACTAGTCACTTGATTGACCAAAATGCCAATAAGGAACGCTAATAAACCGCTTTCTAAAAGAAGAGTTGTCAACTGGATAAAGCGTTCCTTTCCTACGGCACGCTTTATTTCTTTGAGCTTCTTTTTCTTTTCATCTTCTGTGATGTCACGGAGTATTTCGTTTCGAATATCTTTATAGATATCACGTTCGGCATGCTGCTGTAATCGAAGTAATTCGGATGCAGCTATACCATCAGTAGCATTATCTTTTAAGCGATCGGACACATATGCATGAATAAGTTCCTCGGTAGTGATATGATCGTTGTTATCTGTCAT